AAGATTCTACAAAAAGCTGTTGGTGCAAAACCGGATGGTTTGTATGGGCCTAATACTATTGCTAAAGTAAAAGAGTTTCAAAAAGAAAATAACTTAGTTGTAACAGGTAACCCAAGTGAACAAACTTGGCAATTTATATTAGATTTAGAATCTGAATTAGATAGTGATACTTCTAAACAATATTTTATAACAGAGTATAATCAAGTAATTCATAAACATTATTTACCTGAAGGTGAATATATAAATGGACCTGTAAAGAATGAATATGTTTTTATTCATCATACAGCTGGTAGAAATAATCCATATAAATGTATTGATCATTGGGCTAAAGATTCAAGATGTAGAATAGCCACTGAATTTGTATTAGGAGGTAGATCACATAATAAGTTTGATCTAAATGAATATGATGGCGTTATGGTTCAAGCATTTCCTGATGGTGGTCAAGGATGGCATCTTGGTAAAACAGGATCTAGACATATGAATAGACATTCAGTTGGTTTAGAATTATGTTCAACCGGTTACTTAGATAAAAATAATAAAACGTATTTTGGAAGTTTAGTTAATGATTCTGAAATATATACATTAGATAAACCTTTTAGAGGATATTCAAAGTGGCATAATTACTCAGATAAACAAATAGAAGAAACTGAGAAGTGGTTGAAGTATATTGCTGATAGAGACAATATTGATATCAGAGAAGGACTACAAAAGTGGATTAAGAAATACGGTGCTAATAAAGCATTTGATTTTCATGAAGATGCATATTTAGGAAAAGTAAAAGGTTTACTTACTCATACTAATGTAAGAAAAGATAAAACAGATTGTTATCCTCATGACAAGTTGGTTGAAATGATATTAAGATTATAATTATGGCAACAGTAAACAAAGTAGATATAAAATTAAAAGTTAGTATTAATGAAACAATAAAGTTTCAAATATTAACATATTGTTTTTTTGAAGGTATACAGTTGAGTATTTCTGATTTAGATTGTATAGCTGAATTAGCAAAAAATCCTAACACTGAGATAACTAAATTTTGTATACATCTTACTGATAAAAAAATATTTAAAAGCCCGCAGTCAGCTAGAAATGCAATAAATAAGATTACTAAGAAAAAACTTATTTTAAAAAAAGGTAAGAACAAAAAGACAATATCAATTAACGATATTATTAATGTTCAAACAGATGGTTATGTACTATTAGATTATAAGATATTAGGTAGTGAATCCCAAGAGTCATAAAATATTTAAAGAAGGAGTAGCTGAAGAAGTAGGAGTTCATCAACAAGTTGTTGATGACTTTGTAAGTTTTTTCATAAACAAGTTGTTGATGACTTTGTAAGTTTTTATTATTCTAAAGTTAGAAGTTCATTGTCTAATCTAGTTTATCCAAGAATATACATAGATAATTTAGGAACATTTCATTTGAGAAATAAAAAATTAGAAAATAAAATTAAAGTATATAAAAGCAAACTTGGTAATCTTACAAAAAGAACATACAACGGATATACTAAGAGTGAATTAATACAAGAAAATATTAATATTATGACTAGTGCTTATGAACAGCTTTTAGAAGATAAAGATAATAAAAGAAAATTTATAGAAAATAAATATGGCAAACAGAATAAATAAACTACTAGGAGCTTTTAAAAATGCAGATAAAATACTTGAAGGTATTAAGAATAATACATTTAAAAAAGATCATATTGAAGCAATAGCAACATCAAGACAAAAGATATGTGTTAATTGTAGTTTTTATGATGATATAGGTACACATTGTGCTGTTCCAAAAACACAACCATGCTGTTCAGATTGTGGATGTAGTTTAGAATTTAAATTAAGATCATTATCTAGTGAGTGTCCTAAAGAATTTTGGAATGCTGTTACTACAGAAGAAGCAGAAGAAATGATAGTAAAACAAATAAATGAGCAAGAAAAAAATTAAAAAATTATGACTGTAACAAAAATAGTAGAAGATCTTTTAAAGTATGATCTAATAACATTTGAAGCTGCACTAGTTTTATTAAAAGCAGAAGCAGAAGCAAGTGCATTTAAAAAAATGACATGTAAAACTACAGAAAAAAATAAAGCAAAAAAAAATATATCAACATCAAATCTTTATAGTATAGAAGATTATCATAATTGGTATACAACTTTTACAAATTAAATATAGTAAAATGGCAATAATATTTAAAGAAGAAGGACATTTATATGAAAGTGTTGATCAAGATAAAATTGATTGGACAAGTGTTACTTCATTTATAGGAATGTTTAAACCTAAGTTTGACAGAGAAGGGCAAGCAAAAAAGTCTTCTAAAAATAAAAAGTCAAAGTGGTATGGTATGACTCCAAAAGAAATACTAGCTGCATGGGATAGTGAAACAGAAAGAGCAATTAAATTGGGTAACTTTTATCATAATCAAAGAGAAGCCGATATGCTTGATTTTAAAACTATTGAAAGACAAGGTGTTCAAGTACCTATTATAAAACCTTTAATAAATGAGGATGGTATAAAAATAGCTCCAGAACAAAAGTTACAAGAAGGAGTATACCCTGAGCATTTAGTATATTTAAAGTCTGTTGGTTTATGCGGTCAAGCAGATGTTGTTGAAGTTGTAAATGGATATATAAACATTAATGATTATAAAACAAATAAAGAAATTAAAGAGAAAGGATTTACTAATTGGGAAGGTATAACTAAAAAAATGTATAAACCTGTTAGCCATTTAGATGATTGCAATTTAAATCATTATAATTTACAATTGAGTATTTATGCGTATATTATTAAAAAGCACAATCCTAAATTAAAGATTGGAAAGTTAACAATTCAACATGTAAAGTTTAAACAAGTTGGTGAAGATGCAAATGGATATCCAATTAATGAACATGTTAATGGTGAACCTGTATTAGAAGAAATTAAGATATATGATTTACCATATTTAAAGGATGAGGTTAGTAGCTTAATCATGTGGTTAAAAGATAATAAATTATGATAGTAAAGTTATTTGATATACAAAATGATAAAGTAGTTCCAACAGAACACTGTTATGCATTACCTTTTTTGAAAATCATAATGGATGAATATCCTGATAATTATTTACAAATTTATCAGTATGTTTTTTATATGTCTTGTCCTAATCCTGACATGAATCCATTTTTTAATTTACCTGAGCATGAAAAAGAAGATATTATAATTGAAGAAGTTCAGTTAGAAGAATCTCCCGAAGATGGTAAAATAAGATATGCATTAGATATGTGTAAGAAACTTTATGAAACACCTACTTATAGAGCATATGTAGGTATTAAATCTATGTTAGACAGATTGGCAAAGTATATGGAGGTAACTGCTATTGAACATGGTAGAGATGGTAATATAAACTCTATGGTTAATGCTGCTGCTAAGTTTGAGTCTATCAGACAATCTTATAAAGGAGCATTTAGTGATATGAAACAAGAGCAAGAAAGTCAAGTACGTGGAGGTGCAGGACTAGCTTATGATCAAATGTAATATGAATGATAGAAAAGATGAATGGTTCTTCTGTTATTGGGATGAACCAGAATTTAATAAAAAAGAATTAAAGCAAATTAATAATAAAAAACCAAATAAAAATGAGTCAAAAAGTAATACCAGTAGGAGCAAAACTTCTAATTAGACAAAAAGAAGCTGAGAAATATTTTGCAGGTACAGAGATTATTATTCCTGATACAGCTAGAAAAAAAGAATATAAAGGTATAGTTGTAGGTGTAGGTAAATCTGTTACAGAAATTAATATAGGTGATGTGGTTCAATATAGTGATCATTGTTTACCAACAACAATGATGCATGATAATGAAGAACATTTATTGATTAATGAAGGTGATGTATTTGCAATTATAAAGAATGTATAAATCTATATTGACATATGAAAATGATGAATGGTCTACAACTGATTTTCTAACCTATGATGATTTTAAAGAATTTATATTAGATATATTTAGTGAACCTGGTGAATACGGGTTTACAAAGATGTCTTATGAATTTAACAAACAAGCTAGAATTTTTAATGATCAAGGTTTTTATTGTAATAAACCTTTTAGATCAAAAGATTTTAAAACATATTGGGAAACAGAAAAAGATAAATGCCGTAACGGAGTTATTTATAAAGATAACGGTAAGGTTTGGTATTTAACTAGAGACTATTATATGTGGTTAAACTTCTTACCAATTTATGATAAAGAAGAAAAGAAGTATGGTTTTGCTAAAGTTAGAGATGCTCAATATCATATGGCGTTATATGAACTATTAGCAGAACTGCATTATAAACACTCTGCAATATTAAAGAAGCGTCAGATTGCTTCTTCTTATTTTCATATGGGTAAGATAATCAATACGTATTGGTTTGAAGAAGGTAGTACGTGTAAGATTGGTGCATCACTTAAAGATTATATCAATGACAAAGGTTCATGGAAGTTTCTTGATGAATATAAAACATTTCTTAATGAACATACTGCTTGGTATAGACCAAGTAATCCAGAGAAAGTTTTATTATGGCAACAACAGATTGAAGTTAAAATTGGTAATAGAAAAACTTCAAGAGGTCTTAAATCTAAAATACAAGGTGCTTCATTTGAAAAAAATGCAACAACAGGTGTGGGTGGTCCAACAACTTATTTCTTTCATGAGGAAGCTGGGATTGCTCCTAAGATGATGCAAACATATGAGTACTTACGTCCTGCAATGTCTTCAGGTATGATAACTACAGGTATGTTTATTGCTGCTGGTTCTGTGGGAGATTTAGATCAATGTAATCCATTAAAGGAAATGATATTAAATCCGGAAGCAAATGATATATATGGTGTAGAAACTAATTTATTAGATGCAGAAGGTGCTATAGGGATTGCAGGTTTATTTATTCCAGAACAGTGGTCCATGCCTCCATATATTGATGAGTACGGAAATTCATTAGTTAAACAAGCATTAAATTCTATTTTAACAGAAAGAAAAGAATGGAAATCTAAATTAGATGGTGAACAATATCAGTTACGTATTTCACAAAAACCAACAAATATTAAGGAAGCTTTTGCATATAGAAAAGAATCTATATTTCCACAAAGTATATTATCAATACAAGAAAAGAAAATTACTGATAAAGAATATCCATATGAGTTGTTAGAATTAGAAAGAGATCAAACGGGTATTGTAGCTAAAAGAACTTCTAAGTTACCAATATCAAAATTTCCAGTGGATAAAAAGATGCAAGATAAAACTGGAGCTATTACAGTTTGGGAAAGACCAACACCTAATGCTGATTTTGGTGCATACTATGGATCTATTGACCCTGTTGGTGAAGGTAAAACAACAACATCAGATTCATTGTGTAGTATTTTTATTTATAAGAATGCTGTTGAAGTAACAAGAATTAATAAAGCTGGAGATACAGAACAGTTTATTGAAAAAGATAAATTAGTGGCATCATGGTGTGGACGTTTTGATGATATTAATAAAACACATGAGCGCTTAGAACTTTTGATTGAATGGTATAATGCATGGACATTAGTTGAAAATAATATTAGTTTGTTTATTCAATATATGATATCCCGTAAAAAACAAAAGTATTTAGTTCCTAAAAATCAAATTATATTTTTAAAGGATATTGGAAGTAATAGAAGTGTATATCAAGAATATGGTTGGAAGAATACAGGAACATTATTTAAGACACATCTTATATCATATGCAATTGAGTTTATAAGAGAGTCAATATATGAAGACACAGATGAAAACGGTAAAGTTATAAATACTATATTAGGAGTGGAAAGAATACCAGATCCTATGTTAATTAAAGAAATGTTAGCGTATTATCCTGGTCTTAACGTGGATAGACTTGTTGCATTTTCTGCTTTAGTGGCTTTTGTAAAAGTTCAACAAGCAAATAGAGGCTATGCAAAAAGACGTGAATCAGAGCAAAAATCTTTGGATAATACAGAAAATTTGTATAAATTAAAGTATAGTCCCTTTAAAAATATTGGGCGTAGTAGATCTAGCAATAGCTCAAAGATAAAAAGATCAGGTTTTAAAAATTTTAGATAAGTAAAAGATAATAAACTAAGAATGAAAGTACTTAATGCAATGCAGCTTAAAAATGGTGCTAAATCTACAGAAGGACCTACCTTTTCTAATTTAACACAACCTGTTCAGTTTTTACCATATAAACAAAAAAATGAAGAGTGGGCTGCTTGGAATTTAGACTGGTTAGAATTACAAGGTATAGAGTTTTTAAAAATTAATGCAAGAAGATTATTAAAGAACTATAAACTTGCTAAAGGTATAATAGATAAATCTGATTATATTGTAGAACCTGATAATGACTACAAGGATCTAATGGATGTTCTAACAAAAGAAGAAGATTCTGCATTAGAGCTTAAATTTTATCCTATTGTCCCTAATGTTATAAATGTATTATCTGGAGAGTTTTCTAAGAGATATAATAAAGTTCAATTCAGAGCTGTTGATGACACTTCTTATAATGAGATGCTTGAGTTTAAAAAGGCTGAAGTTGAGTCTGCATTACTTGCTGATGCAGAAAAACAACTATTGACAAAAATGATTCAAATGGGAGTTGATCCTAATTCAGAACAATTTGCTCAACAGTTATCTCCAGAAAATATTAAAACATTACCTCAAATAGAAGATTATTTTAGTAAGT